AGAACCAAGTGTCTCAACCAGGAGAAAAAAGGATATTCAGTTTAAAAGAAAATGGCACGGTTTCCTTTTCTGTCTACCTTAAAAAGGATGGCACTTGCGAAATAGGAGACGGAGCCACTGACAATGCCGTACGATATAGTGCCTTAAAAACTGCTTTTGATGAATTGAAGAATAATTTTAATACCTTTGTATCTGTATACAATGCCCACGTGCATATAGCTGCAGGAGCGAACACTACTCCCCCTGGAATTCAAGGGCAGGTTTCTGCAGCAGATATAACGGGGGCAAAAATCGACCAAATTAAAATTTTATAACTATGAGAGTACTTAAAGACTCAGCAGTGTTGCTTTTAGCAATTATGGGCATATTGAGTGATATAAATTGGATGGATATACCATTTTGGGCATTCATATTGGTTTTCATGCTCTATGCTATGTTTAGAATAATAAGCATCGCTTTTCCTGAAAGGGATTTCAAATACTTAGTAGGAAAGCGTAAAAAAGCTGAATAGTGAATGCTGTAGACTTTCCTGAAGTTTTCAAGGTCCCCGAAGGCATCAGCTGCATTGCTGTATGGTATTTCTATGGAGTGGTATCTCTAGGAACAGTCATAGTGTTCGGGTTAATTTCGGACAGGAAAATGATGCTTAAAAGAGTGTTAGCCAAAGAAAAAGATCATGTCCAAGCCGTATCTGCTCACAGGGACGACCTTAAGAACCATACAAAAATGCTGAATGACATAGCAGATGTTAAAACGAATTCAGTACTATCAAACTTAGAAAATCAACTAGCCAGACTTGAAACATTGGAGGCATCATCGAAGAAAGTTTTCGATGCTGTTTTATCAACCTTAAACAAAAAATAAGCAATGAGAAGGTCTGACAACACAACCTTAGAAGAAAAAAAAGAAATTGAAAATATAAGGGAAAGAAATAGAGTGATCTATGAATTGGTTCTGTCTTTTTACATTGAGAGAACTATAAAAAGGTGTTAGAATCTGAAAGCTAAAACACCTTTAATTTTAGATTCCTTTAAGTTGGTGAGATCCATTTCTAGTCCTGTGCCTATTAAGAATCTCCTTTTAGAGAGATACACCATTAGGCTAAGACCGCTCATACCGTATCCGGGTTGATACGAAAACGAAGAGCCTAGATACCTAACATTCTCCCTAACAGTTTTAGTGGTTGTAGTATTGTGTGTCTTTAAGCTTACTTTTCTGTTACTTATACTCTTAGCTTCTATAGTAGAGGTGACTATCCCGTTTTTTAGGCTGTCCACATAAGTGTATTTCATATAACCTGCACTTTGATTTGAAGCCACATAGCTTTTCTGTGCTTTTTTTATGGTCAGTATCTTGTTCTTCTTTTTAAGGTTCTCAATAGGCTCGATGCTGATAGGAACAGTGTTTAAAGATTCATCGCAGACTTCTACTATCTCTACGACTTCTTTTATCACTGCTGTGCCTTTTGAACCGAATAAAAAATCAGAAGAAAATAAACCTACGATAAAAGCTAGAAATAAAAAAGCTAAGTATATGAAAGTTGTTTTAAACATATAGAATAGGGGGTTAGTTAAAGATTGAAAGAATCTACCTGTTGATCTTTTTACTGAATTCAATAGCGCGGTTCAAATTAACGAGACGTTCTGACAGTATTTTATTACTGTATTTGAGCCTCTCTATTTTCGTATTGTTTTCTTCTATAATCCCTTTGCAGATTTCAACTCTCCGATTAGCTAGAAAGATCGAAGAAAATAGAAATATGTTAACCGAAATAAAAAGGGCTAGGACTAGTGCTTTTGTCTTATTTCCCATCACAGCTTATACGTATAAATCTAGTTGGAGATAGCTCTTTAGCAAATTGGTGGTCTAAGCAGTCATCAGAGTAGTAATAAGATTCACCTGTATAGTTGATTTCTTCGAATTCGTATACGAAAGCTGTGCATTCGCAGAATTGACCTCTTTCAGTGCATGAAAACATCAAGAAAAAGAAGAGTAGTAGAGGTAGTATTTTTATCATTTTTATCATTTTTATCATTTTTATCATTTTTTTTATTGTTAGTAGTAAATATAACGAAAATCCGCTAGTGTTTTAGATGTTTTTCATTTATGTATCTTTAAGTATACTGTAAAAGTAAAACAATTTTTCTTTATAGAAAACTATTTCTATAAAAAAGTGATACCTATTTAGCCATTTTTAAAAGCTGTACTACAGTTTCCGAGAGAAACAGCAACATATCCGTGTATTTAATCGAAATAGAAGCATAGAATTTTACAGCGCATCCCGAATTGTAAAATTTATAGTAGACTCTCATTTCCTGCTCTTTGTTATCTATGAAACTTACCAATAAGGCTTGCCTTTTAGGAAATTTGTCTTTCAAATACATTTCTATGATTTTTTCCATGGTAATTCGTATTTTTTAGTGTTATCTACTATTATTTCATCTACAGTCCCTATCTTTTTATAGTAAAATTCAGCTGCATTTTCATACCAGGAAATTTTCAATGCTTCTTGAGCTATCGCTTCGCCCTCTTTTCTACCTATTCTTTCCCTGTATTTATCAGCGGTCATTTCGCAGAAAGTCATAACAGCAAGAGTGCCGTAAACTCTTTCATATTTTACGATTGCAGTTAATCTGTTCCGCGCATAATGTATTGCATCTCCTTTCTCGTTGTAACATTTTTTGACACTCATTTAGTTGGGTTTTTTATAGGTGAAGTTTTAAAATTCTTGTGTAGACTTCCGTTTTAGAAAATGTCTGTGTATTTTCTCATTCTTGCTTTGACAGCCTCCATTAACCTATTTTGGTTATTGTTTTTAACTCTTTCAGAGTTCACTACATCCATGTCGTGCGTCCCTTTTATTATTAGCTTGTTTATAATTACAGGTTTCGTCTGCCCTTGTCTGTGTAGCCTAGCGTTGAATTGCTGCTCTAGCTCTAGTGACCAGGTAGGCCCAAACCAAAGAATGTGGTTTCCCCCATCTTGAAGATTCAGTCCATGCCCTCCTGAAGCTGGGTGCATTATCATTACCTGTATCTTGCCAGCATTCCAGTCGGTTATGTGTTGCTCTGAAGACAGTTTCACGGGATTATACTGCTTCAATGCTTTCATTAGCCTTTCTAAGTCGTGTCTGTAAGAATAAGCGATTAGGACAGAATTACCGTTGGCTTCTTCTACTATATCCTTAGCTGCATCTATTTTCAAATTATGCAGTTCATGCCAGTTTTTGTCTTCATCATACATTGCCCCATTACAGAATTGCAAAAGCTTATTAGACAGAGCAGCTGCATTAGCAACGTCTATGTAGTTGACGGCTTCTTCGGTACCTTCTAGATCGCTCTCTATTGAATTTAACAATTCCATGCATCTGTCTCTTTCGAAACTGTCATACTTTTTTTTCATCTCAGGGCTAAAATCTAGCTCTATAATGTTGTCTATTCTTTTAGGAACGTTTAAATAGTCTTCTGCTTTCATGCTTATGCAAATATCGTTTATTCTCTCATATATTTGCCGTTCTCCACCTTTTACAACATTGTAATTGAACACTATTTTACCGTTGGTCTTACCAGGCTTGAAGTACATTTCTCTATATTGAGACACAAACTTTCCTAGCCTCTCTCCTCGGTCTAGGAGATATATCTGCGACCATAAATCTGCTAATCCGTTAGGAGCAGGCGTCCCTGTAAGTCCTACAACTCTTCTGAAACAGGACTGAATAGGTTTCAAAGCTTTGAACCTTATAGACTTCGGGTTCTTAAAAGAACTTAGTTCGTCTATGACAAGCATGTCGAAAGGGAGCCTGTTTCCTCCATAGAGACCGCACAACCAAGCAATGTTATCTCTCCCTATGGTGTATATATCAGCATTGTTTTTCAAAGCTTCTTTTCTTTGTTTGACATTCCCAATAACTCTAGATATTTTTAGGTGGCTAACATGCGACCATTTTGCACATTCTGACGACCATACATTTTCAGCGACCCTCTTAGGTGCCACGACAAGCACGCTTGATATATCTAAATCTTCATACATCAACTTATTTATCGCAGTCAATGTGGATATTGTCTTTCCTAGACCCATGTCTAGAAATAAAGCGCAGTTTCTATTGCGTATAATGTGTTTGACTGACTCTTTCTGGTAGCCATGTAATTTTTCTTTACTCAGCATTTGCATATTCCATCACGATTTGTTTAACTCTGCTTTTTGTTTCTATGATCTCTACTCTGAATCCTAGGTTTTTTAAAACTCTATGAACTATGAGCTGTATTTTTCTAGGCTTCTGGTTAGTTGTCTTCACTTCAGCAAAAAAAACCTTGCCTCCAGGAATTAAGCATATCCTATCAGGGAGTCCGTTCATGTGAGCTGATAACATTTTTATGCATCTTCCTTTGAGATCTTTTTCTATGGATTTCTTCAAGAACGCTTCTACAGATTTTTCACTTTCTATATTTTTCATTTGATCCTGATATAGTACTTTTGTTTCCCGTAAATCTTGAAGTTTTTAGTTTTTCCAGATTGCTCCCAGTTTTCAAGCCCTCTCATGAGGTCGTTGATTTCTTTAGTATTGTATCGGCTCATGTCTTGTTTAGCTTTACCTAGACATTCAACCCATATTTCTGCGATACATACTTTTCTTCTTGGCTTTCCGCTACGCTCATTTGATCTCTGTTCTAAGAACATTCTTCTTTCTATTTCATCCAACTTTTCCCAGTTATCAGGCAGTAATGTATTTAGATACTCTTCTACTAGGCCTAGTCTTTCGTCCACTTCACAGTGTTCTATTCTTTTACCTTGAGCTATTTCTTCAGCAAGAACACTTAGGTATAATGTTTCTCCTAGATCGAACAATGTTTTAGCTTCTGCCCATATTTGGTTTATTTCTTTAGAGTCTTTTAATAGACTCATTAGTTTAGGGTTTTCAGTTATTTTCGTCTCTTGCACTTTTACAGGCATGAATCTTCTGTTCCCTGAAGGATCTTTAAGAAAGTCATATTTGTTGGTAGTAGCCACAAAAACACATTGCCTAGGATATGTCTCAGAGACTCTACCATAAGCAGGTCTAAAAGTGTCTATCTGCTTTGAAATGAAATGTTTTGTAGCTTCTACATCAGCTTTTCTAAGCCCTGAAAGCTCTGCCATTTCTATTAGCCATGATCCCTGTATTTGCTCTAGTGCTTCTTTCCCCTGAACAGTCATGAAAGTGTCTGAAAACCACTCCCCGCCCAGAGATGCGAAAAATGAACTTTTTCCTGTACCTTGTTGTTGGCTGACTAGTGTTAGGACTAAATCGAATTTGCATCCTGGTTTGAATATTCTAGAAACAGCTCCTACCAAAGTCTTCCTTATAGCTTCTCTAGAATACTGGTTGTCCTCAGCTCCGAAGAAATTGATCAACAAATGATCAATTCTTTTTTTACCGTCCCATTTTAAAGACTCCAAAAATTCTCTGATTGGATGAAAGTGATTCCTTTCAAATTCCAACGCCATGCTGTCTTCTATTTTTAAGCTGCTTGCTATCCTATAGAAGCTTTCTATGTAGTTCCTAACTCCAGAATAGTCTACATTTTTAACAGGTTCAGGTTTTTTTATTTTTCTCCAAGGCATACTACCGAAAACATATCTTTTACCATCAAAATCATTTTGCTTAAACAACCCTTTTAATCTAGGATCTTTGGAAAATATGATGTTGAGATTTGTAGCTGAGGATATGAAGTTTCCTTTTTGGTCTACTTCTAGAGACCTCATCCACTCGGTCTCTATACTTTCTTCTTGTACTTCTTCAATGTAGCCATCATCGAATTCATATTGAGACTTAGAAACAGTTTCAAGGGCTATAGTATCTCTTACTTTATCATTCGCTAAGGCTAGCTTTTCCATAGCGCTGAAACTAGGGCTTTTGCTTACATAGTTTATATCTAAGTCCAAATGGCCGAAATTGTGTATTCTAACTAGGTCAAAAGAGTTACACAGTTTGCCACTACAAGGATCAGTGCTATGGTGAGAATAAGCAAATTTACCTTCGTATGTTACCAGACCACATGCAGTGCTACCATTAGCATAAGTGTACCGATCGTCAGATACATAAGAATAGGTGTCCCCTAAAAAAGTTTCTATAGCGTCTTCTATGGGGAAAGTTCTACAAAACGCGCCTATTATTCCTTTTTTCTCATTTGGGTCTTCTTGCGTTTTGCTTTCAGAATATATTTTTTCAGATATCGCTTTAGAGGTCGGCCACGAGCTTGAATCTTTCCAATCAATATAGGATTCTAAAATTTCATCAGCATCCACGAAAGGCCCATCCTGCATCTTGAAATAATACTCCGTGTCTCTAGGAGTCGACGGCCAATACATTAAACGGTTTGAATCGAACCCAGTATTGTCGAAAATTTCAATACCTATAAAACTAGCTATTTTTCTACTTATGGCTGAATATTCATCTTGAGTCACTTCTCGCGACAGAGGCATCACTAGCCTGTATCTGGGGCTATCCTTTGTCCATTTATGAGTGCCGTGCAAAACAGCAGCATTGTTCAATTGCATCTTTAAGTCTTCCCACACTTCAGAGTGCGCAAAGTCGTCTATGTCTAGAGTAATTAGTTGCCTATGTACAACATTAGCCATTCCTCTTTTACCACCTCTAAGATATGCTCCAACGTATGCACCTACATCTTTTATAGTTTTTTGGTCGTTTTTATTAGATGCCATGAACTCTTTGTGAGTCTCATTAGTAAATATGGTTTTCTTTAATCTTTCAACAAAGTCAGACCATGGCATTCTTGTATTTTTCCAGCTTTTTGAGTTAGAGCTTCTTCCTATAGCGACGTCCAACATTTTGTCGAATTCAATCATGCTTGATTCTTTTTAAAAGTTACAACATATCCGTCTTTATAGCAGTAAGATTTAAGATTCCTAGCTATTGTGAAGTTCTCGCTATCGTTATCACAATAAGGCACAACCAAGCGGTCTCCTTTTGAGGGGTCATAGGAATGAGGCTTTCTGCAATATGGGCAAAACACTTCCCCTTCTATATTAGCTTCAACTATTAGGTGTTTTACCTTTCTGACACTAGGCAGTTTGCTGTCTTTTGGGGTTTTTTCCCGTATCATCTTGAGCAGGCATGTAGCACCTTCTAAAAAAGCCGCTATCTTTTCTAGAGGGTCACGGTTGTTTTCATATCTTTTAAGTGCTATTTTTTTCAATTCCTTGATTGTTTTAGACTCGTTTATTTTAGGTTTAATATTTATCATCGATGTTAGTTAAGTTCCGCAATATATTAATCTTTTTTATAAAAAGGGGTGGTGTACCCATCGGCATCTAGAGGCAAGCCTATAGCCCATCCTATTTCTCCCCCCATTATATCGCACATGGTTTTTAGGTCTTCTTCTTTGCTTTCTGTCGGAGTCTCACATATGGCTTCATCATGAACATGCATGACTATATCAAAACCCGCTTTATCTAATCTAAGCATTGAGTCGGCTAGAATATCTCTAGCTATTGCCTGAACAGTGTTCTCTACAAATTTACCCCCATATGAATCTGTCCACCACCATTTTCTAGTTGTCTGATTTAACCCCTTATACTTCACTGATTCTGTTCCGAATCTGTTTTCTGATATTGTTGGACTTTGATAGCATAATTTTCTACCTGAAGGCAACTGTATTGTTAGAGTATCTCCATCGCTTTCAAAGATCAGATTTTTGTTGGCTGTTAAAACCAATTTTTTTCTACTTTTGACTGCTCTTACAACAAAAGCCTGAACATTTTTCCACAGTTTAACGATTTTAGGGTTCGATTTTCTCCATACCTTTACTATATTAGCCATTTCTGTCTCTGATAACCCCATTGCTTCGCCCCCCATTTCTTTGAGAGCATTTACCCCCCCTTGGTAACCTAGTGCTAGTTCTGCTACTTTTCCTCGGCTTCTTAGATCACTACCTTTAGTTATTTCCTCTATAGGAACTCCGAACATCATGGATGCAGAGGCTTCATAGATTTTACCGTGAGATGAAAATACATCGAGTCTCCATTTTTCGTCTGCTAACCAAGCGATAACTCTAGCTTCGATGGCACTAAAGTCAGCGACTGCTAAATGCTTACCCTCAGCAGCAACGAAAGCGGTTCTTGTAAGCTGAGAGAGTACATCTGAGACATCTTCGTATTTCTCTATGATGTTTTCGTAGCCTCCGTTTCTGACTAGATCCCTCGCTGTCTCTAAGTCTTTTAAGTTGTTTCTCCTTAAGTTTTGAAGTTGAACCATTCTTCCTGCCCACCTGCCTGTTCTGTTTGCTCCGTAAAACTGAAATAGGCCGTGAGCTCTATTGTCGTCGCAAGCGCATTTGATCATGGCGGCATATTTCTTAGTGGAGGTTTTACTAGATTTTACTCTTAGCCTGAGAACATCTTTGACTTCTTCATTGTCTGTTTCTACTATCAATACAGGTACACTGTCTTTAGTTAGCGATTTTACTTCCCTTCCCATTTTTAAGCCTAACCACTGTTTAAGCTGAGCAAGGCTATTAGGGTTGCTGAGGCCTGTTATTTCCCCAAGGCGTTTTTTAAGTCTAGAGATATGATCGTTGTCCAATGAATAAGCGCTATGAGCTAAAACTAAGTCGACTAAGATCCCTCTGTCATTTATTTTTTGATCTAGTAGGTAGTTCAATCTTTCAAAATCAGGTATTCTATATATCTGCAAAGCCTTATCTACCTCCCTTTCAGAGATGACATCGAAGTCGCAATATAGTATGAAATTTGACCATTTAACCAAGTTGTGGTACCATAAATTCCTAGACCTTTGACCGTTAGTTTTTGTAGGTTTACACGGAATGCAAAAATAGCGAATCAGTGACGATCCTGTTGTCATTTTGCTTTTCTCGCCTAGATTTAGAGCTTCAGAAACACCTTTCAGTGATAAAGGAAACCCACAATAAGCAGCTTTCACAGAGGAGCAATGCCACTGTTCTGCAGGAATGTTTAATCCTACTGCTTTAAAACAGGTCCTTTCAAATGAAGCGTTGTGTGCATGCTTTTCAACTTTAGGGTCTCTCAGCCTATCTAGGAAACTAAGGGGCATATGTTCACCTTCGGCTAGTTTTACCCTTTTCACTTCTCCATCATTGTTAGCATAACATATTAGAAGAATTTCAAAGTCTATAGATTCGCAATATTTGTAAACTCCTGACGTTTTTAGATCCACAGAGCTGAAAGTCTCTATATCTAAATACATTTTATCAGCCATCTACTGTTGTTTTTTAGCATGTTCTCCTACACATTTATGTTCTTTGTGGTCGAAAGCGACACAGAAGTTCTTAGCTTGTTTCAAGCTTATGAATCTTAAATTGTCCCAAAGACTATTATATATGATGTCTTTACGTACATGGCTAATGAAAACTGAAAAAGGAAGTGTTTTTGTATTGGTAATTCTTCCCACTATTTGGAAAGAATAAACATCGTTTTTTGCTACGTACTTTGAGGTCCTAAGGTCGACCATTTGGTGCTTAAAGTCCATGATTTTTTTTATAAGTTAGTTTTAATATAGCTATGTCTATAGCTTTTAGAAAGGATGGCAAGACTCGAACTTGCAACTTTAAGGAGAATTTCCCCCTAACGAGTTTACCTAGTTACTCTACATCCTAAATGCAATCTAAAGGGTTTTAGGGTCCTTTTCATGCTGGCACAAGAGATCTTACTAGGGTATGAGATTTCTTGTGCCTACTAACTAACTAACTTATTTACATTATATCATCTTCGTCTTCGAATCCGTCATCGAAGATGTCTTTTGCGTTTGTTCTAGGCCCTGAGAGCTTTTCCCCATCGCTAGTTTTCTGAATAGCATTCAACCCTACAGCGATGCCTTTGTTACCTGATGTGTTGAAAGCATAAAAGCTCAATGCTGCTCTACCAAAACACCCACTGTAGAATTCTTCGTCGGATATAATCTCTTCCCTATCCATGTCTAGAATTACAGGCTTAGTTTTTGAATTAGCATTCAAGAAATAAGCACCTTCGTAATTCTCATCGTCTGGTCTTTCTTCATCGCCATCTCTCAACGGGTTTTTGTAGACTTTAGGTATTTTTCCACCTAGTTTCTCTTTTCCTTTCAATAAAGCGGCTTCGATTGCAGCTTTTATTGTTTCTAAAGTCTTAGTGTCACTCTTAGGTATAATAAGAGAAACGCTGTACTTAGGTGCTTGTCCTTCATGTGCATAAGGTTCGTGAACATGGGCATAGCTGAATCGGACTTTGCCAGTTTTGATTTCTGTACTCATTTTAATATTATTTTGATTGTTTTTAGTTATTATGTTGTAAATTTAAAATAAAATTTCTGATTATAAAAATTTTTTATAAGAAAAACTTATTTTTTTCACTGTTGTTGCTTTCTATTAAGCTTAAGCAAGAATTTATACCGACTTTGATCTCAGAAAAGATTTTAACGTTAGCATCGGAGGTGAAACTATAACCCTCCCGCACTTTAACCAGATCCTGTTTCAAATCTGCTAACTTTTCAACATCGTTTCTATTAAGTTTCGATTGCCTTTCAGCTTCGATCTTATCTAGGGCTTTTTTCTCTTCTGCTATCTTGCTTTTTAAGAGCTTTTCAGCTTCCTTTCTTTTCATAGTCTGCTCTAATACTTCAGCGTCAAAAGCTTTCTTTCTTTCTAGTTCTTTGACCCTATCATTTTCAGCTTCTCTTTTAAGTCTATCATTTTCAGCAGCCGTCTCTTTTGATCTCGCTTTATTCAAGGCTGCTATTCTTTCAGCTTCTTTATGCGCTTCCATTTGGTCTTCGTAGTCTTTTTTCTTAATAGCTAATAAACTACTGAATTCAATATCGTTCATCCTAGATAGGTCTCTTTCTTCAGCATCTTCTACGTAAAGGCTGAGCTTTTCAACCCTTTCGGATTGGACTATTTTAAGCCTTTCTGCTTCTAGGTTATCGAAATGCTTTTCAATCTCTTTCAACTCATCTTCCTGCTCCTTTATTGCCCATACTAAAGTGTTGTAGACACCCATGATGGCTTTGTCCTCAAGCTTTATGTATTCTTTCTGCTTGTCCTTCATCTTACCTGAAGCAATACGTACTTTTCCTATGTCTAATCTTAAACGTTTAGCTCGACCTATCAATTGCTCATCAGTCACCATTAATGCATCTACCATTATTCCGTTATACTCACTTTCAAAGTTTTTTAACATGGTGTACATAGGCTCGAAAGCGCTTTTTATTTTTTCTGCTTTTGATTCGGGTATGAGTTTTAAGCCCTCTTCCTGAATAATTAGTTTTTCGTTTGCCATTTTATTTATGTTTATAGATTTTTACTTGACTAGTTCTAGCCTCCATGCAACATCTGAATCAATATTAGAAATCCCAAAACCAAGCTCTTTACGGATAGCTTCTCTGAGATCTACTATACTGTCAGCCTTTTTAGTTTCTTTCCCCATATCCAGTGCTTCCTTGTATGCATTTAAGACATCGATTCCGTCACAACATAGTATGAGTTTATCATAGCATAAGGTCGCTTTTTCTTCTATTTCCAAGCGGCTCAAGATGTGTGGCCCCCGCTCGTAAGGTTTACGTTCCTCTAAGCTAGCAATACCATACTTTCTCTTGAAATACTCATTGACTACAACAAGTGCTTCTGTGAATGCTTCTAGCTTCATTTTATAGCTGTTCATGATTTGTTTTATTTATTTAAAATTTATTAAAGAAGTTGCTTCTTCCCAACTCTTTTGTTTTGAATGTGTGTATCGACCCCCATCGCTTTCGTGACCCGCATCGAGATCATGCTCAGCCACAACGATGATTTCATTGTTGTAGTTCTTGAACACTGCTACGAATCCGTATCCTTTTATCTTTCTGACTCTGCTTCCTATTTTTATTCCCATTTTCATCTAAAATAAATCCAACACTTTCTATATTTTGAAAAGTATTGTGTTATATTATTTAGCTTAATTTCTTTTTCCCCCATTTTTCAGCCATTTTAAAAGATTTATAATCTTTAGAATCTAAAACCTGTTCTTCCCCTTTGTAAACTTGTACGTACGTAGCCCTAAAAATAGGGGATTCATAACCAGTACAAGTTACAATGTTTACTTTTTTAGTTCCAGTTAAATTTTTTAAAGTTTTCATAATATGTTTGTTTTTAAGTGTACTGTAAAAGTAAAACAAATTTTCTTATTAAAAAAATAATTTCACTAATAAAGTGAAATTATTTTTTATTCTTTTTATCCTTTTTATCCTTTTTATCCTTTTAGAATAGCGCCTGTTAAGTCAGCGCCTGTTAAGTCAGCGTCTGTTAGGTCAGCGTCTGTTAGATTAGCTCCTTCTAAGTCAGCATCTGTTAGATTAGCTCCTGTTAGATTAGCTCCTGTTAGATTAGCTCCTTCTAAGTCAGCGCCTGTTAGATCAGCTCCTGTTAGATTAGCTCCTTCTAAGTCAGCATCTGTTAGATTAGCTCCTTCTAAGTCAGCATCTGTTAGATTAGCTCCTGTTAGATTAGCTCCTTCTAAGTCAGCGCCTGTTAGATCAGCTCCTGTTAGATTAGCTCCTTCTAAGTCAGCATCTGTTAGATTAGCTCCTCCTAAGTCAGCATCTGTTAGATTAGCTCTTGTTAGGTCAGCGTCTGTTAGATTAGCTCCTTCTAAGTCAGCATCTGTTAGATTAGCCCCTGTTAAATTAGCACCTGTTAGGTCAGCTCTTGTTAAATTAGCACCTGTTAAATCAGCATATGTTAGGTTAGCATCTTTTAAATTAGCACCTGTTAGGTCAGCGCCTGTTAGATTAGCTCCTTCTAAGTCAGCATCTGTTAGATTAGCATCTTTTAAATTAGCACCTGTTAAATCAGCTCTTGTTAAATCAGCACCTGTTAGATCAGCTCTTGTTAGATTAGCACCTGTTAGATCAGCTCTTGTTAGATTAGCACCTGTTAAATTAACGTATATTAAGTCAGCGTATATTAAGTCAGCGTCTGTTAGGTCAGCACCTGTTAGATCAGCTCTTGTTAGACTAGCACCTGTTAGGTCGGCCCGTTTTCCGTTTTCTTTATTCAATATCCAATTTTTATGATCCAATAAAATTGTATCTAATTCTTTACCGTTCATGATTTGTTTGTTTTTTTTAAAGTTTTCATAATATGTTTGTTTTTAAGTGTACTGTAAAAGTAAAACAAATTTTCTTATTAAAAAAATAATTTCAATAAAAAGGTGAAATTTATTTTTATGTCTTATCCATCTTCAATCATTAAAGGTTTTATAATTCTCTTTGATCCAAATTTTAAAGTCTTCGAACCTTGCTTGTATTCTAATGCAATTTGACCTCATGGGGCAGTAGCAACCTCTATAAGCAGAGCTGTTGTCTTTTTCCATTTGTATATTATGCTTTCTACCGAAGGAAATAAATATAGCATTCAAATGAGCATCGACCGACTTAAAAGTCTTTCTAGCTGGTTTCCCTAGATCGTATCCAGAGTTATTTATCCATGTTATTACGACATTGTAGGCTCTTATGCTGTCTCTTACCCCCATTACTGTTTTGTTTTGTTTTGTTTTGTTTTGTTTTGTTTTGTTTTGTTTTGTTTTGTTTTGTTTTGTTTTGTTTTGTTTTGTTTTGTTTTGTTTTGTTTTGTTTTGTTTTGTTTTGTTTTGTTTTGTTTT